AACTCCTGAATTAATAGAAACACTACACAACATATCTTGGTTTGATGGTATCTGTTATATTTTATTAGGTCTAGGAGTATATGCTTTATATAGATGGATACGTAGAATATGAGTCTTCGTAAATGGGTTGGTGAGAAGTGGGTTGATATTGGAGCACCAAAGAAGAATGGAAAGTATCAACCATGTGGTAGAAGCAAAGGATCAAAAAGAAAATATCCAAAGTGTGTACCATTAGCTAAAGCAAGAAAGATGACTGCATCACAAAAGGCTTCAGCAGTAAAAAGAAAACGAAGTGTTAAACAAGGAGTTGGTGGTAAGCCAACAAATGTTGCTACCTTTAAAAGAAAAAAGAAGAAGAAATGATTAAAAGATTAAATATAAAAATAGAATCTATAATAACGATTGTTGTTGTGATTGTAAGTGTTGGTGTTGCTTATGGTTCACTTACCACACGAGTATCGGAACTAGAAAGTAAAACAAATACTTTACAACAAATGGCAATAGATATATCAGTAATAAAAGAAAAAGTTAGTAATATAGAAAGAACTGTAAACGGAAAGTAGTATGGCTAAATCACCAGCATGGCAACGCAAGGAAGGTAAAAATCCTAAAGGAGGATTAAATGCTAAAGGTCGTGCTAGTTATAATAAAGGTCGTACTAAGACTGGTAAGAAAAGAAATCTAAAAGCACCATCAAAAAAAGTTGGCAATAAAAGACGAGCAAGTTTTTGTGCAAGAATGAAAGGCATGAAAAAAAAGTTAACAAGTAAGAAGACAGCTCGTGATCCTAATTCAAGAATTAATAAATCATTAAGAGCATGGAACTGTTAATATGTTTATAAGAGAATTATCTTTTCAAGATTTACTACGATTAAGAAAAATTGTACGCAACACACATTTAAAATTTTATCCTCAAGCAGACTTAACCGATATGGAAGTAGATAAGTTTATAAATACACTCGGACCTGACATAGCTGGTAAAATGATTAAGTATGCAGTAGACACAAATCAAGTATGAAATTTACATATAAACCAGATGGTGAAGTACTCAAAACATTTATGAAAGATAATAGTTTCTTTCGTGGTATTCGTGGACCTGTTGGTTCAGGTAAATCTGTTGGTTGTTGTATAGAAGTATTTCGTAGAGCATTGGCTCAAAAAAAATCTCCTGATGGTATAAGGCGAAGTAGAGTAGCTATTATTCGTAATACTAATCCACAGTTACGAACCACTACAATGAAGACTTGGCTAGATTGGTTTCCTGAAAAAGAATTTGGTAAAATGAATTGGTCACCTCCATATACACATAGAATCAAAGTAGCTGATTTAGATTTAGAAGTTATCTTTTTAGCATTAGATAGACCAGAAGATGTAAAAAAATTATTGTCATTAGAATTAACTTTTCTTTTTTTTAATGAAGCAAGAGAAATAGCAAAACCAATCATAGATGCTGGTACTATGCGTGTAGGCAGATTTCCTTCTATGAAAGATGGTGGACCAACTTGGTATGGTGTTATTGCAGATACTAATGCACCAGACGAGGATCACTGGTGGAGTGTAATGAGTGGGGAAGTTCCTCCACCAGATCACTTATCAAGAGAAGAAATAACTATGTTAGTAAAACCTGATAACTGGAAATTTTTTGTTCAACCTCCAGGTATGTTAGAAATAAAGAACACAAACAAAGAAGTAGAAAATTATGAAATAAATAAAAAAGCAGAGAATCTTAAAAATATACGAAGGGATTATTATGATTCTATTGTAAAAGGTAAAACAAAAAGTTGGATTGATGTATATGTAATGAATCGTCTAGGAACAATAGAAGATGGTAAACCAGTATACAAAGATTTTGCTAATGAAATTCATGTTGCATCAGAACCAATACTTCCAGCAGAAGTTCCTTACTATGTAGGTATAGACTTTGGTCTTACACCAGCTTGTGTCTTTGCACAACAAGTAAGAGGTCGTTGGTTAATACTAGATGAGATAGTAGCAAGAGATATGGGAATGGTAAAGTTTGGAGAAATATTAAGACAGATGATACAAAATAAATATGGTAAAAAGATTATTGCAAAAATTATAGGTGACCCAGCTGGAGATTATAGAGCACAGACAGATGAGTCAACACCATTTCAAATACTTCGAGGTGCTGGTATCAAAGCATACCCAGCTCCTTCAAATGATGTAAGTCTACGAATAGAAGCAGTTAATGCTCCTCTTACAAGATTAGTAGAAGGTAAACCTGGAATGTTAATAGATAAAAGTTGTAAACATTTAATAAAAGGTTTTGCTGGTGGATATCAGTATAAAAGATTACAGGTATCTGGTGAAAGATATACAGAAAAACCAGACAAAAATGATTACTCTCATGTTCATGATGCACTTCAATATTTATTATTAGGTGCTGGAGAAGGTAAAAAAATTACAGGACACCAACAAGAATCTAAAGTAATACAAGCTAAAACTAAATTTGATGTCTTTACAAGAGAGCCAAAAAAGAATATAAGAAAGAAGTGGAACATTTTTGATGTTCGCACTAGATTATAAAGGAAACATTATGTGTATAGGAAATATATTTGGTGGTAAACCTTCAATGCCTTATATCCCACCACCACCACCACCTGATCCAAGCATAGCTGATAAAATTGAAAGAGATAGAAAAGACGGATTGCAAATGCAACAACAAGCAACTCAAGCTAGAAAACAAAGACTACTTGCTGGTTTTGGTAGAAGAAGTTTACTGTCTTCAAGTGGTGCTGGGTATTTGACAAACACAACTCAAAATACTAATTTAGGATAATATGGTAGCTATAATACCTCAACCTATACTTAAAGATATGAATAGTCTTGATACTATGTTGGCTCGATACAAAAGAGCAGAACAAATCAAAGAACTATGGAGACCTACCTTTGAAGAATGTTTTGAGTATTCTTTACCAGCAAGAGAAAGTTTTTATCCTACTACTGCTGGACAAAGTAAAACAGATAAAATATTTGATGAAACTGCTGTGGTTGGTGTGCAAGAATTTGCATCACGATTACAAGCTGGTATTGTTCCTAACTTTGCAAGATGGGCAGAATTAATTGCTGGAAGTGAAGTACCTCCAGATGATCGAAAAGATACAAATGAAGCATTAGATGGTGTTACTAATTATATATTTGAAGTATTACAAAACAGTAATTTTTCACAAGAAGTACATGAATCTTTTTTAGATTTATCTGTAGGTACAGGTGCATTACTTATAGAAGAAGGTGATGCAGTTAAACCAGTACGATTTACTGCTGTACCTTTATCAAGATTAACTTTAGATACAGGACCGAATGATACTATAGATACTATTTACAGAACAAGAAAAATAAAAGCATCTAATATTAAATTAATTTACCCACAAGCAACATTACCTTTAGAAGTTCAAAGACAACTTGATAATGGTAATGATATATTTTTACAAATAATAGAATGTGTTTCAAGAGATTACAGTATTCCAAATGTAGAGCAATATGATATGACTGTATTTGGCACAAACCCACAACATATATATAATCAAAAAAAATTTAAAGGAGAAGGTTCAAATCCATATGTAGTATTTCGCTGGAGCAAAGCCGCTGGTGAAGTCTATGGTCGTGGACCACTTCTTAATAGTTTACCAGCAATCAAAACTTGTAATCTGGTAATAGAAATGATACTAGAAAATGCACAGATGTCTATATCTGGTATGTATCAAATCGAAGATGATGGGATAATTAATGTGGATACCATACAACTCTTACCAGGAACTATAATACCACGAAGCCCATCATCTCGAGGACTTGAACCTATTACACCAGCTGGAAGATTTGATGTAGCTGATCTAGTATTAAAAGATATGCGTACTAATATAAAGAAAGCATTATATAATGAAATGCTTGGTGATCCTAATACAACACCAATGTCTGCAACAGAAGTAGCAGAAAGAATGGCAGACTTATCAAGACAGATTGGTTCGTCATTTGGTAGATTACAAGCAGAAATGGTAACACCAGTATTACAAAGAGTAATACATATTCTTAAAAAGCAAGGAAGAATAGATATACCTACAGTAAATGGTAGAGAAATAAAAGTTTTATCTACATCTCCATTAGCACAAGCACAAGCAAACCAAGATATATCAGGATTTAATAGATTTTTAGAATTAATTGGTGCTAGATTTGGTCCACAACTAGTAAATTTATTAGTAGATAATAACGAAGCTACAAAATTTTTAGCAGAAAAGTTTGGTATACCAGCTAGGTTAATCAGAAGTAAAGAACAAATGAATGAAACTATAGCACAAATGACACAAGCTATTCAACAACAACAACAAATGCAACAAGGTATGAATCAAGGTCAAGGTAATGAAGGACAAGAAACCCCTACAGGTTAGTATAGACGGAGTAAGAAGATCACAAGTTAATGAAGACAAACTTAACAATACAATATTGTCTTGTTTTCTTACGGATGCTGGAGCAGAAACATTAAGATATTTAAGAAGTATAACTATAGAAAGTGTAGCTGGATTTAACATATCAGATCAAGAGTTAAGACAAAGAGAAGGTATGAGATTTCTAGTTGGTATTATTGAACAACGCATAAAGGAGGGCAAAAATGTCAGAGCAAGAGAGTCTAATAAACACAGAACAGGAAGTTAAAGATGAAGTAGGAGAAGTAGCAGAAAGACCAGAGTGGCTACCAGAAAAGTTTTGGAATGATGGAAATCCAGATTATGAAAACTTGAGTAAGTCTTATTCTGAATTAGAAAAGTTATCATCAAGAAAAAAAGATGAGCTTACTACAGAAATTAAAACAGAAATAGAAACAGAAAGAATGAAAGCTGTTCCTGAAGCACCAGACAAATATGCATTACCAGAAATACCAGAACAATATAATACTGAAACACCATTAATGGAAGGGTGGAAAAAATATTGTCATAATAATAAATTAGACCAAGATGCTTTTAATGCTGGTATAAATTTATTTATAGAATCACAACCTAAATTTGATGAAAAAGCAGAAATAGAAAAATTAGGTGAAAATGCTAATCAAAGATTAGAAGCTGTAAGTCTATGGGCAAATAAAAATTTTTCTGAAAGTGAAAGAAATGCTATATCAAATTTATGTGTTACTGCTGAAGGAGTACAAGCAGTTGAAAAAATGATAGCTATGGCACAAACTAATGTTTCATCTCAAGGAGAAGCTAGTATTACTTCTGGTAAAGATAGAGCAGATTTAGAATCTATGATGAAAGATGTAAAGTATTGGCATCCTACACATAGAGATGAAAATTATGTAAAACAAATAAACGAAGCATTTGAAAAATTATATAGATGATTTTTATTGGGTTGTAAAACCTTCTAAAATTGTAGATGCTAGATATATCGCAGATAATATGCGAGAGCAAGATACTAAAGAAGTTTTAGCATTAGGACATAAACCTTATGATTCTTTAGTATATGCTATATCACATGATGAAGCACAAACATTTACTTTATTCTATGGTAAAGAACCAGTATTAATTTTTGGAACAGTAGGAGAAGGAGTTGGTGTAGCTAGATTATGGATGTTGGCTACAGATAAAGCATTTACTAAACCAAAAAGATTAGCATTTATGAGCAAAGCATGGGTTGATTTATTACAAAAACCATACAATTATATCTATAATTATGTCTGGTTAGGTAATGATAAGGCAATAAGACTATTAGAATATTTAAATTGTAAGTTTGATAAAGTACCAATAACAAAAAAAAATTTAAACTTTGTAAAATTTTCTCGTTGCAAAACTTATAAAAATTAAGTATATCTAAATTGTAGACCGAAATTATTGGAGTTTAGCCCTTTAGGACAACTGGACAGAAGATAAGCTCGACAATCTCATGAATGTTTTTTATTAACTTTATAAGGAGAGTAAATTGGCTATATCAATTTCCACTGCTTTTATTAAACAGTTTGAGAGTGATGTCCATATGGCTTATCAGCGAATGGGCTCTAAACTAAAAGATACCATTAGGCAAAAACCTAATGTAAATGGTAATCAAACAGTTTTTCAAAAAGTAGGCAAAGGTACTGCTGTTCAAAAATCAAGACATGGACAAGTACCAATAATGAATATCGATCATACAAATGTAACTGCAACATTAAGCGACTACTATAGTGCAGATTATGTGGACAGATTAGATGAACTTAAGACTAACATAGACGAAAGAATGGTTGTTGCACAAAGTAGTGCTGGTGCGTTAGGAAGAAAAACTGACGAACTTATTACAACTGCTCTTGATGGTACATCAAACCTATCAGGTAACTCTGACTCAAATGGTTTAACATTAACAAAAATAGAAGCTATATTTGCATCAATGGGTGAGAATGATATTCCTGATGATGGTGATAGATACTTTATAGTATCACCTGATGCTTGGGTTGACTTACTAGCAATAGCGGCATTTACTGATGCTGATTTCGTTGGACCAGATGAACTACCATTTAAAGGTGGAATGGTTGCAAAAAGATGGTTAGGTTTTATGTGGATGGTGCATAGTGGACTACCAGAAACAGGTGGTAGAAGACAATGCTTTGCATATCATAGAACTGGACTAGGTGTAGCAATGGGTTCTGATGTAACAACAGAAATCAACTATATACCAGAAAGAGTGTCTAATTTAATAACTGCATATATGAGCTTGGGTGTTGTCTTAATTGACGATAACGCAGTCTTTGAAGTGCAAATAACTGAATAGGAGGTACAAATGGC